ATGGGATTTTTTGATTTTTTAAAGCCTAGATCAAAGGAGAATGTTGAATCATGCTGGCCTGGAGGCAAGATGCTTCAAGTCCATATAGAATACAATACACAAGAAACCGTATTTACTTATTTTGGTCGTTATGGGTTACAGTTTAGCGTTCCTAAGTCTAATTTGACGAATGTTATTGTAAAAGAAGTAAGTCGCACTCATAGTGTGCTTCAACTATATAGTGGTGAAAACTGCGTAGGGACTAGTGATCTACTCCCTACTGAGGCCTGTAATATTATGAAGGATTGGGTATTACAATATTAATAATATGAATGTTGATATTTTATAGGAGTGTAATAAATTTTCTTTACATTCCTATAAAATAAGCATATAATTATTCATGTCATGGACCACTAGCTCAGCTGGCAGAGCACCTGACTCTTAATCAGGGTGTCCAGGGTTCGAACCCCTGGTGGTCCACCATATCGCATGAGTGCGAACATTGAATGGCCTGTTCCTTAAATTGGGGCAGGTCATTGCTATAATTAAATATAATTTCTACCCTATCATCAAATATGGTAGCTTGCTTTATGAAAGTATCAATAATGCTTGCTCTGCCTCGCTTGGTGGTAGGGTTTTCTTTTGCCATTTTGTGTAGAAAGAATTCTATATGCTCTGCAGTTAATTGGATTTGATTACTTGCCATTTCATGGTTCGCACGACGTGTCATATGGTCTTGTAATTCCGCCTCTGTTTTCTCTATTTGGTTTTGTAACGTATCAGATATAAACCCTTTGGCGATTGCTTTCATGTAATTATCTAATTCTGATTGCAATTGTTTGATACGATCATTAATAGATTGTAGTTCTAATTCACTTGTACTCATCATATCCTTATTAGCCTTGATAGCTAATTCTGCCAATTGCTCGATAGTGCTCGGTTGGTTCAATATCTCAAGTGTTTTGTTGATTACAATCTCCTCGACTATTTCACGTTTTAGATTTGGTGCATCACAAGTGTGATGTTTTCGTCTATTGTTACATACATAATAGTAATGCTTTTCACCACTCCGAGAAGTTGCCGTAGAGCCTACGTAATGAGCGTTACACTTTCCGCAGTATAATTTACCGCATAAATTGTAAAACTCGCTCCTAGAGGCCTTTAATTTAATTCTACGGCTATTTGCTGATTGTACTTTCTCGAATATTTCTTTTGAAATAATAGAGGGGATAGCATCTTCTACTATAATATCATTCCACTTCATGGTGCCGATGTATTTCTCATTGCTTAGAATTCGTCTAATTACCGCATATGAGAATTTTCCGCCTCTCTTAGATAAATACCCTTTAGAGTTTAAAAACGAGCATATAGAGGGGATAGAGTGGCCTTTTAGATACATATCAAAGATGCGTTCTACTATTTTGGCCTCACGCTTGTTTATGATGAGTGAATTGTCTTTTGTTTTGTCATATCCTAGCGGTGTAGGTGTGCCGTTCATTTTGCCGTTTAATGCATTGTCAGTCATGCCACGTCTAACTTTTTGAGCCAATTCTGCACTGTAATATTCCGCCATGCCCTCTAATACAGACTCAAGGATAATACCAGCTGGGTCGCTACTAATATTTTCCTTGGCGCTAATTACCTTTACACCGTTGCGTTTAAGCACTGCTTTATATAATGCACTATCTTCACGGCTACGGCTGAAGCGATCTAATTGGTACACAATAACATATTCAAAGTTATGTTTCTTTGCGTCGTCAATCATTTGACGAAATTCTGGGCGATGGTCTGTTCTTGCCGATAAAGCCCTATCTGTGTAAATGTGAGTGATAATGATACCTTCACGCTCTGCATACGCTTTGCACTCTCTTATTTGCCCTTCGATTGATTCGTCACGTTGTTTGTCCGATGAATAGCGAGCGTATATAACTCCCTTTGATAATTCCATAGTTAATCCTCTCTACAAATAAAGCCACCTGTGTAGGTGGCTCTTTTTTATTTCTTTAGTACATCACGATTTCCGTATTGGTCTTGTAATTCCTGTGCAAAATACATGCCATATGCCTTATAGAACACATAATTTCCTATGAAATATGCCATTGTACCATCACGCACTGGTTGCAAATCGGTATTGTAATATTCATCTTCTGCAAAATTAGATGAACCATCACTCGTATATTGTTTAAGTGTTTTCGTTTCCATTTCACGAGTTTTGTAATTGTAGAAGTACTGTGCTTTTCTAGCGCCTAATAAACCTTTTGAGAAGTTTTGATGATACTCATCAACGCTAATGATGTAATATGGTGGGTCGTATCTAATCACATTAATACTATTTGTATCAATTCCAACTGTGAACTCCATATTTTTGGATATACCAACTATATTTCGGTTATCGTTTGCAAATATAGCAAGTGGAATGCACAACATTAATAACAACAATACAACTAACTTTTTCATTTCTTTATCTCCCTTACTTGAAATGATGGTAGAAGTTAATATCATTTGTAAGATTTTCGTCTTTTAGATCATATCTCCTTACCATTTCCTCAACCAAATTAACATGACTATCCAAAAAGAAATCATCATTGATGATATGCGATAACTCATGCCGTATTTCAGCTTTCATTTTATCATGTGGCAAGTTTTTATTCACATATATATTATGCGTGTCTATATCGTCTGTTTCCTCAGATATAGCTTTAACACATGGTAAATCGCAGTAAATTATATTCACTACCAACACAACACACTCCCTAATATTATTTATTTTTAGACTTTAAAAACTCAATGTATTCCACGGCTTTTTGTAAATCGTCTTTTGATATGTCTTTTGCAGCCGAGAATAGAAGTCTAGCACCTGGCCGAGTACGTAACATTTCAGCGTACTCGGCTGTTTCTTTGTCTACATAGTATCCGTTTGGTGCTTGTATTTGTTGAGTATCATCAATCTGATCACTTTCCCCTGTTAGATATTGGATTGATACACCAAAGTATTCGGATAGTTTTTGCAACTTATCAATTTTAGGTTTAGACCTGCCTTTTCGCCAATCAGCTAATGAGGCCTGTGATATTCCGGTGTCTTTTGACACTCGGTAAGCCGTTAATTCCTTTTCTTTCATTATCTCGAATATGCGGTCATATGCCATTTTAGCCACCTGTTTATAAAAAGTTAAAAATAAAACTGTAATTCTTAATTATTTTTATGGTGAGTTAATTGAATTACTAGCATATGCGTAATACTATGTAATCACAGGGTAACGCAAATACATAGCAATGTAAAAGCGTTGCATATACTAAATAAATACTTAGTAATTTGATTGTAGCAAAAAGCGAGGTGATAATCAATGAATTTGCAAAAAATCAAACAGCTTATGAAAGACCAAGATATGACGGCTTATACGCTGTCAAAGAAAACAGGTATTTCACAGGCTGCAATAGGTCAATGGCTTAACGGCAAAAATGGGGCAAGTGTTACGAGCCTTCAAAAGTTGGCTGATTGTTTCGGTGTACCGATTGGCGAACTCATCAAAGAGGAGTGAGAAAGTGAGGTTGTTTATAGAAGAAATTTATAAATTTTATGAAAGCCCTAAAAACCAAGCTGAATTTCAAGAATGGAAAAAAGCTAAAACGTCTAGCAGAAAGAGTGAAATTGATTTTGATATTAGCACTATGAGGAGTGGATGTAATGAACATACGATTGAATTTCAAAAGAGATGCGGAAAGTTGGGTTAGAAGAATTGAAAGCGAAGAACTAAGTGTGTCTGAACAAAAGCGAGCATATGACTTTGCGTGGAATGCTTTCAAATGGGATTGCGATAGTGCATCGAAAATGGTTGTTGATGCCTTAGTGAAAAGAGGTTGGTAAGTAATGATTAAAGTGTATTATGCACTACGGATTATCGGTGTAATTTTAGCAGTCGGTGCTATGGGTAGTCTTGAGATAGACACTATCGACTTTTGGACTTGGTTTTGTCAAACCATGCTAGGTGTTACACTTTGGGTTTTAAGTGGTTATTGGTTAGATGATATCCACGAATTAGAAAATGAAAAAGTCCGCTAGTGAAAAGTAGAAGAAGTTTAGCGGACTTAGTGTAGAAGTATTGGAAAATACTCTACTTGTATTTTAACACAAGGAGAAATAAATGGAAACAGTTGATGTAATTGTACAACCAGCTATCGAGCCACAAGTGATTGATAGCAACTTAACTTTAACTTGGAATAACGCAGAACTTGCGAAGTACCTTGAAGAAAAATTAGAAAAATATAATGGGTTAATTGTTACGGAAAATAACCTAAAAGAAATGAAATCTGTTTTAAAAGAGATTGTATCTATCCGTACAAAGCTAACACGATTTGGTGCTGATAAAAAACGTGAGTTGAAAATTCCATACAATACATTCACCGCAGAGTTAGAACAAGTGCTTGCAGTTGTAAGTCGAGTGGAAAACCCTATCGCAAATCAAATTGGTGAATTTGAACAACAAGAGATGCTGAAACGTAAAGAAACAGTGTTAAAGATGGTTGAAGATAAAGCACAATCATTAGGCATTAGAGAAGAATATAAAAATCGAGTAATGCCAAACCCTAAATGGTGGGAAAACAAAACCGCTAAAATGTCCGATGTTGCGCTATCTGTTGAAGAAATGCTGAAAGGTGTATTAGAACAACAACAAAATGATGATGATCTAAAACGTATGCAGGCTGAAAAAGTCGAAATGATTAAGATGAAAATTGACTTATTCAATCAAAACTACGCATTAGATACACCAATTCAGTACGAAGAAATTCAACATTGTGTAAATAATGTTCCATTTAGTGAACTTGATGGTGTTATTGCTGCAGAGTTTGAAAAGCGTTTAGAGATTGAACTTAAAGCAAAAGCACCACAAGAACCAGTAGAGGCTACTGTAGCACAAGATGAAACATTAGAACCTACACAAGTTTTTGAGGAAGTAAAAACAGTAACTTATGTTGTAAAGAATATTAATACAAGACAACGTAAAGCAATTAACGATACATTAATTCGATTAGGTGTTGAATGGAGCGAAATTTAATGAATAGAAGTGAAACTATAACAGAAATAGCTAAAGCATTAGCAAAATTTCAATCAGAAGTATCTGATCCAAACAGAACAAAAGAAAATGCATTTCTAAAATCAAAATATGTAACGCTAGACAGTTTACTACAGGCGGTTAGACCTGTATTAGCAAATAACGGATTATCTTTTTTGCAAGTACCTTTTACAGGTGCTGATGTAGTATCTGTAACTACTATGTTGTTACATGAAAGCGGTGAATGGTTGGAAAGCGACCCTTTCACATTACCGCTAATGAAAAAAGACCCTCAAGGTGTTGGTAGTGTTGTAACGTATGCACGAAGATATTCCTTATCCTCTATTCTTGGCGTGGCTTGGGATGAAGATGATGATGCACAAAGCAATAATGAAACGGAATTAACCAAACAAATACTACACGAGGTAACAGAACTTGTGAAAGTAAAAGGTGTTCAAAATGAAACAGTAGCATCTTACATAAAAACAACTTTCAATAAATCATCTTCAAAGCTATTAGACCTAACAGAGTTAAAGCAAGTTAAATCTTGGTTAATGTCGCTATGAAGTGGACAACAAATAACATCGAAACATTAAGAAGTCCGCTAGGTGTAATGGTGGTAATACCTGCACCACATGACAATGATCTAGCGAAATTAGATAAAGAAAAAGAATACGTGATTGAGATTAAAAGAAAATCAAAATCACGCAGTATGAACGCTAATGCATATTGCTGGGTTCTATGTCAAAAGATAGCGGAAGTCATGAGTAACCATTCGTATATGTCTAAGGAAGATGTATATAGAAAAGCAATCAAAGATTGCAGTCATTTCACATATGTTCCAGTCCGTGAGGATGCAGTCGAACGCTACATAACAATATGGCAAGCACACGGCATAGGGTGGATAGCCGAAGATGCTGGTGAATGTAAAAGTATCAAAGGTTATCACAATGTAATGTGTTACCACGGCAGCAGCGTTTATAACACAAAAGAGATGGCAAGATTGATTGATTGTCTAACAGATGAATGTGAACAACTAGGTATCAAGTTAGAACCTAGTGAGTACATCCAATCTCTTATAGAGGGGTGGGAGAGTGAACAAAAGGAAAAAGAATGACGATAAACTTTACAAAATAACAAGGCCGCAAGCTATCGAACGAGATAGTATAGATGGCTATCCATGTTGTGTAATATGTGGCGCACCTGCTACTGAGGTACACCACATATTGCCTAGAGGTAGAGGCGGTACAAGCGAACTAAACAACCTAGCGTGTTTGTGTAGATATTGCCATGAGAACTTAGCACACGGAGTATTTGCAAAGGAAACCAAATTAAAGCTAGAAACAATCATTATGGAAAGGATGAAACAATATGAAAAGAATTGATGTTGTTGAACTATATGTTAAGAAACGCATTGAGAAATTAGAACAAACACAAGCCGAATACAAAGTAAATGAAAAAGAAATTACAGAGCTAAAGGATGTATTAGATGTAATTAATCAAACGCAACCAAATGTTAAATATGCCAGCGTTGGTAAAAGTAATGGTTAGCATATGAGCGAACCAAAACGATACTTTTGGTTGAAGTTGCACAAAGACTTTTTCCAAAGAAAAGAAATTAAACGATTAAGAAAGATTGCTGGTGGTGATACCTATACAATTATCTATCTCAAAATGTTACTACGTTCAATCATGAGTGATGGAAAACTTTACTTTGACGGACTTGAAGATGATTTTGCATCAGAACTCGCATTAGATCTTGATGAAAAAGAAGAAAATGTGCAAATCACTGTACAATACTTACTTAAAAGCGGACTGCTTGAAATGTGTTCTGATGAGGAATATTACTTGCCTGATACAAAAGATAGTACAGGGTGTGAAACAGCTGCAGCTAGCAGAATGCGTAAGTGTAGAGCTAAAAAAAATAAGTTGGAGCGTAACAATGTTACACCAATGTTACAAAGTAGTTACGGAGAGATAGAGAAAGAGTTAGAGATAGAGAAAGAGTTAGAGATAGAGAAAGATAGTAGTGCAAAAAGCACTACAACAAAACGTAAGCGTTTTGAAAAACCCTCTATCTCTGACATTAAACAATACTGTATGGAACGTAACAATAACATCGATGCCAGCCAATTCTTTGACTATTACGAGAGTAATGGCTGGAAAGTTGGTAAAAATTCCATGAAAGATTGGAAAGCAGCGGTTAGAACATGGGAGCGTAACGAATACAGAAAATCTAATTCTAAAAAGAATAGCAAGGAAGATGCAATCAACGTAGTTAATAACTTGATGAATAAGTTAGGGGGTGTAGATGCTGAACAACCAACAACAGACATTGAGAGCGCTATCGATGTTACAGATAGCGTGGTCTACTGATATGTCAGAGCAACGAATGATGTTGTATGTAACAAAGTTATCTGATGTAAACCCTGTTACCCTTGAACAAGCAATAAGCAATCTGATTGATAGATGTAAATTCTTACCAACGATTGCAGAAATCAGAGAGGAGTATTCAGCATTAAGTAACTATGTAAATGCACATGAGGAATTACCAACTGCACAAGATGCATGGGAAAGGGTGTATCAAGTAGCACGATCATATGGCTACGATAAAGGGTTAGATAAACTAGATGGGTTAACGAAACAATGTGCTAAGGCAATATGGAAATCGTTTGACCCTCAAAACGGCGATAACTTCAACGAGATGTCTTGCCGTTCGCAGTTTGTAAAAAACTATGAAGTGCAAGAAATAAGGGAACGTGAACGATTGAGATTGTCTAACTCAATTAAGGATAATCACTTGTTGTTAAAGGCAAGGGAAAAAGCAGAAAAGGAACGAGCGTTACTTAACGCTGGTCAGAAGAAAATTGAAATAACTTCGACTGGTAATTTGGTAGAAGTAGCGAAAGCACCAGTTGATGTTGCAAAAATAATCAAGGAAAGTGAAATATCTGACGAGGGAAAAGAATTGTTGAAACAAGCAATAGGGGGATAGATGAAACAAAAGCCAAAGGAATTTGAAGTGAGTTGTAATGTATCGTTCAATGTTAGCTTTACAGTACTAGCAACTAGCGAGGAACAAGCAAGGACAAAGATTGAAAACTTGCTAGAAATCATGAGAAATGAGGCAACAGTCGATTGCCACATTCATCCTAGCTACGATGTTTATATTGACGATACAGAGGCATCATTGAATGGAATGTATTACTAAGGAGAATTATGAACACAGTACAGATTTTAGGAAATTTAGCACGTGATCCAGAAGTGCGTTATACCCAAAGTGGTCGAGCGGTGGCCACTTTTACGGTAGCAGCAACTAACACCTATATTGACTCCACAACAAATGAAACGAAAGAACAAACTGCTTTCATCAACTGTGTGGCATGGGGAAAGCTAGGCGAAGCAGTAGGGAACTACCGCAAAGGAAACCGCTTATTCGTAGAGGGGCGTATTCAAACACGTTCTTACGAAGATAGCAACGGACAAAAGAAATATGTTACGGAAGTTATCGCCGGTTTCGTTGGTGTATCCGCATTGAATGATACGGCAACCGAAAGTAATTTTGATAATTTTGCAGATAATAACGAGAACAATGAAAATGTTCCGTTTTAAATGGTGGTAACGATGCTAGTAAAAAATGAGAATGAGTGGTGTTGGTGCTTTAAAGGGTATGTAGGTTGGCCACAAAAAAGCATTGAAGATGCCGTTAATGATTTTGCAAGTACATATCCAGATGAGGAAGTACCAAGCGTTAGGGTGGCAAATCCGTATTATTATATTCCGACAGTTAATGCAGATCGAGTTATTGAGGATATTGTGGAAATTGATCTTGACGATGAAATAGCGGAGTGGTCGGAAGATTATCTACTAGATGTAAAACAAGAACATATAGATGAATTACAAGAAGAATTAACCGCGGTATTTCGTAAATGGGAAAAACGCCACGGGTACAACAATACGTCTTTCGTTGTGTTTGAAACTATAAACCCTTTTGAAAATAAGGAGATAAAAAAATGAAAAATATTGCGCTTTTTGTGTATATAGTGCTTGTGCTATTAGTAAAAGCTTTAGGTTTTGCGTTTATTGTTTCTATGGCGTTATGGTTGCTAGGTTTATTCAATGTTGCCGGAAATACGGTATTAGGATTATTTGTATCAACTATTGCTTTGGCGTTGATTGCTGGCGGGTTAATGAAAATGATTAAAATAGGGGCGCTATGAAGGTATTAGATGCATGTTGTGGCTCTAAAATGTTCTGGTTTGATAGAGAACATAAAGAAACGGTTTACATAGATAACCGAACGGAAAACACAACACTTTGCGACGGTAGAAAGTTAATTGTAAAACCGGATATTGTTGCAGATTTTCGAGAAATGCCTTTTGAAGATGAAACGTTTTATTTAGTTGTGTTTGATCCGCCGCATTTGGTAAGTGCTGGTGATAAATCATTTTTAGCCTTAAAATACGGACGGTTGGGGCCGGACTGGAAAGAGGATATAAAACAAGGTCTTGCAGAATGTTGGCGGGTGCTCAAACAAAATGGAACGTTGATTTTCAAGTGGAATGAAGAACAAATAACATTACCAAAAGTGCGACCATTATTGCCGGTTGAGCCAATTTTAGGGCAACGGCGCGGTAAAACAGTATGGTTGGTATTTTTTAAAGGTAAGGAGTAAATATGCTACAGATAACAGTATTTCTAAATGGAGCGACTAGACGATATTTTACAAATTCATTTAAGGATAACTACTTTTGTGATGAGGAAATGAAAGTGTATGACTCAGCGTTACAAAATGTAGATTTGGGAAATACACAAACAATTAAATTCGTTGATATTACCACAAATGCAAATGTTTCTGTATCACCTATTACGTGTTTAATTGAATGTGAGGAAGTAGAGGAAACGTGAGTGTATGACGGAACAAGATATTCAATATGCGTTAGGGCAACATTTATTCCTTAAAAATGTATGTATACCTAATGTGTTAATGAGCGGTGTTAAGAAAGCGCCTTATGAGGCTGATTTCATCTACTTTAATCTTAATAAATTGCACTTAACTGAAGTCGAAATTAAAACAGATATAAATGATTTCCGTAACGATTTTAAGAAAGCACGTTACCATGACAATCATAATGTTATGTATTTGTATTATGCAGTTCCTAGAAGTTTATATGATGATCATTGGGATGTAATTGATGAAATGCTTGGCAGTGCTGGATTAATTTTAATTGATGAATATAGTGGAACTTACTTTGATAAGCCAGTATATAAAGTTGGCGGTTTTATTAAAAGGGCAAAACGAAGAAAAGGTTCTGTTAAGTTAAATGAAAAGGAAAAAGAATATTATATGAGGATAGGTTGCATGAAATGGGTGAATAGATGAAAGTAGAGCTATTTAATGATAATTTTCAGAATTTTAAGCGATATGGAATACCAAAGGCACAATTAGTTATTGCTGATATTCCATATAATCTAGGGAACAATGCATATGCAAGTAATCCTATGTGGTATGTAGACGGCGATAACAAGAATGGTGAAAGCAAAAAAGCTGGTAAAGCATTCTTCAATTCTGATTACAACTTCAATATTGCGGAATACTTTCATTTCTGTAATCGCTTGTTAAAAAAAGAACCTAAAGAACGAGGTCAAGCACCATGCATGATTATATTTTGTAGCTACCAACAACAACCAATGGTTATTGAATATGCAAAAAAACATGGGTTTAAAAACTACATTCCTATAACATTCAATAAAAATTATAGTGCGCAAGTCTTAAAGGCAAATATGCGTATTGTAGGTGCGACGGAATATGCATTGATTTTGTATCGTGAAAAACTTCCTAAGTTTAATAACAATAAAAAAATGATATTTGATCACTTTGAATGGAAACGAGATAACAAAAACCTAGTACCTAATATTCATCCAACCCAAAAACCTGTGAGTGTGCTTAAACGATTAATTGAAATCTTCACAGATGAGGGGGATGTTGTGATTGATCCAGTAGCTGGTAGTGGTAGTACATTAAGGGCGGCTATGGAATTAGGTAGAAGTGCATACGGTTTTGAAATTGACAGAAGAATGTATGCAAAAGCTAAAGAAGAAATGTTAAATGATGTAAAAGTGCAAACAAATTTGATGGAATTTGCAGAATAAAAAAGAGAGGTAAATATGTACGATTTACAAGAAAAAGCAATCAACGCAGCAAGAACAGTTTTATTTAATGAGTTTGGTTATAATGCAAACGAAATAACGCCAGAGGACATGTATATAGTTTGGTTTTGTAAGACATTACAAAATTGGAAAGCATTGGTAAGTGGTGTGCATATCAATGCGTATATCGAGGTTACATATAACGGAGATAAACAAGAGATCTATGTTGATGTGTATCAAAAAGCTTGTAATCAATGCTTGAAAGATGGCGGTGATGAAGATTGCCAATAAATAGCAAACAAAAAGGCGCTAGAGGCGAACGAATGTGGCGAGATGTATGTAGGTCGCATGGGTTCGATAAAGTCCGTAGAACGGCACAGTACTGCGGAAACACAGGCGATGCATCGGACTGTGTAGGTTTACCAAATATCCATCAAGAAGTCAAATTTGTTGAAAACCTAAATGTACGCAAGGCATATGAACAAGCGGAACATGATGCACAGAAAAGTGGTGATATGCCTATAGTAGCTTGGAAAAAAAGCAACAAACCTTGGTTAGTTGTAATGAGTGCGGATAATTTTTTCCGTATCTACAAAGAAAGTGAATGGAGTGAGGAACATGGAACAAATGAAAGTGAAATTAGTTAATGAATACGCACAACTACCAACAAGAGGTAGTAATGATGCAGCTGGGTTAGATTTGTATTGTCTGTTCCATATCAAAGTTCCTGCTGACAGTCAAAAGAAAATACCTTTAGGAGTAGCGGTTGAAATTCCAAAAGGTCATATGGGTTTGCTTGTACCAAGAAGTAGCATGAGTAAGACACCTCTAAGATGTGCAAATAGTGTAGGTATTATTGATGCTGATTATCGAGGTGAACTAAGCATTGTATATGAGAATGTATCATGTAATGACTACACAATATTTAGAGGTGATCGCATCGCACAATTAGTAATCGTACCAATTGCGTTGGTTGATGTTGTAGCGGTTGACGATTTAAGTGAAACAGAAAGAGGTGCTGGCGGTTATGGAAGTACAGGAAAATAAATGTGTTGATGCGAAAAAAATCGCAGTAGCAACAATACTTATGAGTAAATTGAAAGCGAGCAAATAATATGGAATGGTCAGAAATTAAAGAATTAATCGATGAAAAGTATAGTGAAAGTGGAGTTAGTGTTCTTGTTAATAATGAATTGCTTTGTGTAACAAGAGTATCTGTTGATTTGGACACCGATGAAATTATATTGATTACAGAAAAGGAATAAAGAATGTGTAAGAAAGATGGATTTTTCAATGCATTGTTGATATGTATGATCGTTTGGATTTTTACGTTATTAATCGGAATGACACTTATCATGTTTAAACACATATTATTTAATGTTGGTTGATGATTAGGATATGGGCGGTGAAATATCCGCCCTATCATAAGAGGTGAGCATGAGGATTTATAACGATATAAAACGAATTGGTATGGAAGATACTATTTATACATTGCAACGTGCGTTGACCTTTGTTTATAACGATGAATTGTTAGAGCCTAAAGTTACATATGATTTTGGTGGATTTAGTATTATCTACAAATATGGAGATATCAATATAGGTATAGAATTACCATTGATTAAATTAGAACTTTTAAATCTTACGCTAGAGCAACTTGCGTTGGATATAAAGAAACAAGTTATATCACAATATAGATATGAAATAGATAAACGATATGGGGGTGTGTATGATTAATTTAGAATTGTTATCTAGTGCTTTAACAATTGTTATAGGTGATACAATCTGTAAACCTAAGATTGAAAGAGAGGACGGCAGCATAAAAATTATATATAAATTATCAACTGTAACTATTACAGAATTATCAACAGTATTTGAAATAGAACATTGCATGAGGTTGGACTTTTTTGTTGATAAAGTAAGACTTAAAATCAAACATCAAATATACAATTCGTTATCAATGGGGAATACCAATGGAAATGTTAAATTATAGTGGATATGTTGAACATTCCGACTTTTACATCGGACATCAAAGCTATCAAGATGCATTTGAGTTTTTATGCCAGCTTGCATTTGAAAGCGAAGAAACTGTGTTCTATATAGGTAAAGCCATTGAGTATGATAAAAGCTATGGTTTTGATGAAGATGATAATTTTTACCTAGAAGAAGTGATGTTTGTTTGGAATGAGGATAAAGGAGAGTGGGTAGAAAGTGTTTAGACGATATGAGAAAAGGGTTAATGAAATTCAAGCTGTGCAATATAACGGCACTAATGTTATGGAAATAGTCGATTTTATTGGTAATGTGATTGGTATTGATTGGTATGAAAACGCATCATTAGAAATCATAACAGATGATGGAAGAATCGAATGTTTTAAGGGTAATTATATTGTTAAAGATCATAAAGGTAAAATTAAAGTTCATGAGGAAAGTGAATTTGAAACGACTTACAGAGAGGTAGAAGATTATGATTAGTGATGAACAAGGGAGAGAATGGTTACTCCAAAAGTTTTATGATGATGGGTGGCTATATTATTATAAAGCAGGTAATGGATGTATGTACCTATCCAAACGAAAACCTGCTTTTCGTATAGGGAGTAATGAAATAGACCCAAACAGTGGTGGAACAACAAAGTGTACTGATGCTTTTGTAGGGTTAATTCCTGAAATGCAACTTAATGAAGTGTTGGATATCACAAAATGTTTAAATATTGTTAATTGGTCGGAAGTAACGATTGATACTCCTATAATCGTTACTACATCATATGGTGGTGTTGTAAATATGCACTTTTCTAAGTTTGAAAATGGCTTCATATATTATTACAGCGATGGACGTACAAGTTGGACGCAAACAAAACCAATTGGAATGTATAAAACCACGCCTGAATATGTAAAACTAGCAGAGGTATAAATACATGATGTACTTTTTATTCTTTTGTTTGTTAATTGCAGTAGGTAATACCAAAGATGAATGGGCAAATGCAATTATATTTGTAGCATGGAGCGTGTTGGTTTATATGCTAGCTATTAATGGCGCATTTAAGGATTGAGGTGATTTGTATTTGAGCGAACTGTCAAAGGAAGAAAAGAGATTAATAAATAGTGCTAAGGAATATCTAGAGCCGTTAAAAACAGTAGATAAAGACCTTGAGTTAATGGTGATGGAAATAAAGGAATTGCAAAGTAACATAACAACGATTAGTGCTATTGATTACTCAAAAGATAGGGTAAGTGGTGGCGGTGTTCCTTGTGGATTGGAAAATAGCGTTGCAAGATTTATTGACATAGAAAAGGAACACCGTAGACGGCTTGATAAGTTAAAAAAGTATAAATGTGATGCAACTGATTTGTTATTCGATTTGCATGCTGCTATTGGTAGTAAGATATTAAGAGCAGAATACATATTAGGCATGACTACACAGCAAGCATGTGCAATTTACGAGGAACATTTTAAAGAAAGACAAGCCTTGAGATATAGAGATGAAGCATTTATTGAAGTAGCCAAAAAGATATCACAAAATGTCAGTAAATGTCAGTAAATGTCAGTAAATGTCAGTATATCTATGGTTTGCTATTAGGTATAATATATATGTAGAAGTTGCCACTAAGCGACTTGTACTCACTCTTTCCTTAGGACAAATCAAAACACAACAAGAAGCACGCCCATAAAAGAGCGTGCCTTTGTTGTATATGGGCGAAATGTGGTATGGGACAATTCATCGATGGACACAGAGTAGCAGCGCAACCATATTTGATTAATGAGTGAAAACAATACTTTTTTCTAATTTCAATCAAAGTATGTGTTAAGACTTATGTAAAAAAATTACTGCAAAACTGATATGGGTAGGTCGAATATTTTCAACATAGCTTATTGACCTTAAATACGAACCTACCCTAATTGGTTTTTACATGCTGAATACTGACAACTAACTGGGCCTCCAAAGATTAGTCATATATTCTATTGTTACTTAACCTAACACGATTACGATCCATCAAAATGTTAGTTGTTAGTATTGAGTGTATAATTGATCATTGAAAACTGTGGTTATAGCGTTTTCTAGAAACTAGGCTTACGGGCTTATGTTGCCACCGGTGCAACAATATAACCACGGTTTTGAGCGTTTAATACAATAAAATGAATAAAATTATTAAAATATGAGGTATATCTACGAAGATATATCTCATTTTTGTATAAACTTATCAAAAAGGGGATATATGACACAGGTACATTGCGATAGAAAGCATTGCTTGAATAACAATAAATACGGAATATGCACTGCTGATGCAATCGAATACAACGGCTTGTGTCAGACATATATAACGGCTAAACATTCCTGCAAACCACATTGTGGAATATGTCGTAAGGATAAAGGCAAGTTGAAACGGAAAGGTTGTGAGGTTTTTAAATGATGCAAGTTGTAACCAAAAGCCTACACGAACTAATTCCATATGAGAAGAATGCACGCAAGAATGATAAAGCTGTTCCATTGGTGGCCAAGTCAATCGAACAATTTGGGTTTAAAGTGCCGATTGTCATTGCTAGAAACAATGTAATTGTATGTGGTCATACCAGGTATAAGGCAGCACATGCATTAGGCATTGAAGAAGTGCCTTGTATTATTGCTGATGATCTAACAGACCAACAAATAAAAGCGTATAGGCTGGCAGATAACAAGGTGGCTGAGGTATCGAAATGGGATAAAGGTATTTTGTCATTAGAAATGAATGAAATATTTGATTTCGATATGTCAGATTTTGGATTTGAAATTGCTGACCCAGTAGACACAGTTGAGGTAGAACTACCACAAAAGGAAAACGAACGAGAGCGGACGGCTAATGCATATAACTTATATGAGTTTGACGAAAACAGATGCACAGGGATATATGACATACCTACACTAGACAAGGTAATACATACGCCGAAGTCGTTAATGGGGTTCAATTACTGTAAAAGTACACCGCCACAAGAGGGCGTAGGAGTTCATTTCTTCCTTGATGATTACCAATTTGAAAGAGTATGGAATAGTCCTGAAGATTACTGCACCATGCTTGCAGATTATGATTGTGTATTAACGCCTGACTTTAGCTTGTACACGAACATGCCAATAGCCATGATGATATGGAACACATACAGAAGTCGCTTAATCGGTCAGATGATGCAAGATTATGGGTGTACAGTTATTCCTACTGTGTCATGGGCTGGTGCAGATAGCTATGATTTCGCTTTTGATGGATTGCCAACAGGCGGAACAATAGTGGTATCAACTATAGGCGTTAAAAGAACAAAAGATGCATTCGATATATGGGTGCAAGGTATGGACGAATGCATGAAGATTGTTAAACCACATAACGTAATCGTATATGGCGGTGATATTGGGTATACATTTGATTGCGATGTAACATACATTAGCAATGCAGTAACAGACAAAATGAAAGGGTGAGTACATGGGCGGTAGAGGTGCTGGATATTCGCTAACAGGTAGCGGAGAAGAAAGCAAAGGTACAAAGAAAAGTAAGGCGAAATTAGCAGCGTTACAAGCTAGCTTTGACGCTAAATTTAATGATCATGTGAATAACATGAGAGCAAGGCAAGGCCAAGTGTGGCACATTGAAAAAGGGAAAGGCCGTGCAGAGAAGAATAGAGCGGACAGGGAAAACGCTAGTTTAAACAGCTTAAAAGAAAAGATTGAAAAACAAAAACGAGTGGTAGAACGTCAAATAGCACGTGATAACGCTAGGGGAAGCCTGTTTGACCATAAAGGCAATTTGAACATTACCACACAAAACATCAAACAAGTGAAATCCTTCTTGAAAGATTTAGATAGTGGCAAAGTAACAATAAGAAAAACTAAAGCCACTATTAGATCATGGAAAAATAAAGTTGCTAATTTAGAGAGCTCTATAAAAAGTAGTAAAAAGGCAAAAATATCTAAATCTGCTCAAAGTTTAATTGACAGTGGTAAGGTTAAGCAATGGGCGAAAAAGCCAAATACATATTTTATAAGCGGTTTGAAGAAAACGGCTTTGGAGTTGCAATCAGACGGCACTTTTAAACACAGTCCACGTTATTATGGGCCAGCAACTCATGAACATGCAGCAAGGGTGGCAAATTTTATCAAAACAGGTAATTTATAACCATAAACCACGGATATAGCACAGAAAGGGGGTGAGCCAAGTGGCTATTAATAAACAAAACCTAAGAGATATAGGCAAGTTACCGAAAGAAGAGCGTCAACGGCTTGGTTCACTCGGTGGCATTGCTAGTGGCAAGGCGAAGAGGGCTAAAAAGACGTGGAGAGAAATAACCAATACATTATTAGACACTCCATTAAAAGATGGCCAAATAGACGAGAAAATAAAAAGCCTTGCAAGTGCTAAAGGGTTAAACATAACAGCACAGACTGCTATTGTACTTAAACAGGTAGTAAATGCTATCAATGGGGATAACAAGGCAGCCGAATTTGTATTGAATGTATCGGGCGGACTTACAGAGAATGAAGAGCCAACACAAGATACCGTTCAGCGTGTTGATTTAACTGAAGTTATTATTCCGCATTATGACGTAGTAAGTGCTGATATTAAACGGCATAGACATACGCATTATTGGTTGACTGGTGGACGTGGTAGTACGAAATCGTCATTTGTTGGTATTGAAGTAGTTGATACCTTGATGAGTAATAAAGATTGTCATGCGGTTGTATTACGTAAGGTAGGGCAGACGCTCAAAAACTCCGTATACGCTCAAATTGAGTGGTGTATTGAGAAATTAGGTGTATCTGATAAGTTTACGTTCAAGAAATCACCGCTAGAGATTATCTATAATCCAACAGGCCAACGGATATTATTCCTAGGTGTTGATGATCCACAAAAAGTGAAGTCAATTAAATTACCGTTTGGGTATGTCGGTATAGTATGGTTCGAGGAATTAGACCAATTCGCTGGCATGAACGAAATACGTAACATAAACCAGTCCTTATTACGTGGTGGTGATAAGTACTGGTGTTTTTATTCGTTTAACCCGCCTAAGAGCCGTGATAATTGGGTGAACGTAGAACAATTAACAGATGATGCAGATAGAATTGTAATCAAAAGTGATTACACTATGGTTCCTGTGGAATGGTTGGGGCAACAATTCGTCAATGAGGCTGAAAAATTAAAAGAGGCACGGCCTGACCTGTACGCACATGAATATATGGGCGAAGTAACAGGCACAGGCGGCGATGTATTCCCTAACGTTGAAGAATTAGACATTACGGATGAACTCATAGATACATTTGATAATGTATTCCATGGCATTGACTTTGGTTTTGCGACTGACCCATTCGTATACATGAAAATGAACTACGATGAAAAACACGATACTATTTATATCTACGATGAAGTATACGGCACTAAATTAACCAATAAGAAAGCCGTAAACCTTATCAAGGATAAAGTAGGCGATAGACCTGTATATTGTGATAGTGCTGAACCTAAATCTATAGCAGAATTCACAGAATTAGGTATTAGAGCGTATCCAGTACGCAAGGGGCCGGATAGTCGTGATTTTAGTATTAAATGGTTATCTGATAGGGCGAAGATTTACATTGATAAAAAGCGTTGCCCTAATGCGTATCGAGAATTTATGTCTTACGAATTCGCACAGGATAAAGATGGCAATTTCATTTCTAGTTATCCTAAGCACAATGACCATACCATCGATGCGGTGCGCTATGGTTTACGTGAAATCATGGACGGTGCAAGATTTAGCTGGTAAGGAGGTACAATGCTAACAGTTAATGAAATGTGGCAAGCGATCATAGAAGGGAATAGTGGTATCTCTGAACGTGAATTCTTGCAAAATGAAATACGAAAATTTTTGAGTGGTAAAGATAGAGCAGACATGTTAACCGGTAGACGATACTACGAGGGTAAACATGATGTTCTAAACAAAAAGCGGACTACCATTATTGAAGATGGCAAATTAATGGAGTTACAAAATCTGCCAAATAACAAGATTGTTGACAACAAAGTTGATGATTTAGTAGACCAAAAAGTTAATTATATGCTTGGTAAACCGCTTGAAATTAAGACGGAAGATGACCGCATCACAGATATATTTAATCGTAAATTCCAACGTACACTATTAAATGTATGCAGCGATTCGCAGATAGCTGGCAAAGGATATTTGTATCCATACATCGACGCAAATGGCGATATTGATTTCAAACGTTTAAAACCCGAAAACATTCTTCCGTTTTGGAGAGATGATGATCATACACAGTTAGATGCATTTGTGTATATGTACGATATGGAAGTATATGCTCCGCTAGGTGCTAATCAAACAGTAACCTTTGTAGAGTTTTACACTAAAGATAAAGTAAAGTATTACACATACCAAAATCAAAACTTGTACATCAATCAAGAAAAAGACGAGCAACGTTACATTAACGCTGGCAACGTGTTCTATGATTGGGGGCAAGTACCTTTAATCTGTTTCAAGGGTAATCATACAGAACAACCTATTATTAATCGTGTTAAATGCTTACAAGATGCGTTGAATGATATGTATTCTATGTTAGCGGATAACATGATGGAGGATAGTCGGAATACTATTCTTGTATTGAAGAATTATGACGGTACAGACCTAGCAGATTTTAGACAAAAGCTAGCCCAATATGGAGCAGTCAAGATTAATACTGTAAATGGTGATGGTGGTGTTGAGGTTTTACATATTGAAGTCAATACGGCTAACTATCAATTTATTATACATGCATTAAAAACGGCAATTATAGAGAATGGTCGGGGGTTTGATGCAAAAGACGATAGAATGTCTAATAACCCTAATCAGATGAACATCATGAGTATGTACTCTGATATTGATTTGGATAGTAATCAGATTGAAGTTGAATTCCAAGCATCGTTTGAGAAAATGTTAGAGTTCATCGGACAGTACTATAACATTCTAGGTAGTAACACACTTGATGATGTGGAATTTATATTCAATAAACTTACACCGGTCAATGAAAGTGAAATCATCAACAACTGCCGTAATAGTGTAGGCATCATTTCCAATGAAACTATCGTATCTAATCATCCATGGACTACCGATACTAATGAAGAATTAGAACGATTGAAGAAAGAACAGGCTGAATTAATGCCTGATTTTGTAATCCCTAATGGTGGTGAAGAACATGGCGAATGATTACTGGCAGAAGCGGTATGAACGTATCCTAGATGAAGCATTTCAAAAGGCAACATTAACCGATGAGGAAATCAAAAAGCAATATGCACGAGCGTTACGGCGACTGGAAAAAGCTATTAACGATTGGTACCGAAGGTTTGCCAATGAAAACGGTATTACCTTACAAGAAGCTCGAAAGTTACTAGATAAGTACGAGATGAAAGCCTTTAAGATGGACTTGAAAGAGTTTGAGAAAGAGGCCAAGCAACTCGGCATGTCTAAGGAACATCAACAAATGCTATCAAATGCATCGATACGTGAGCGGCTAAGCCGTGAACAGATGCTATATATCAACGTGGTGCATGAAATCGAAGTTATGGCACATAGTCAAAATGTATCTGTTAAGAATATGCTAGATGATGTGTATAGATCATCAGTATATAAGAATGCATACACAGCACAAACGCAACGAGGCACGTATTCAATGATTAATAGCATTGATAGTAAGCGTGTGGATAGCGTTGTAAATAGCCAATGGGCGAATGATGGACAAGATTTCAGCAGTCGCATATGGACTGATAAGGTTAAGTTAGTGGCTAATTTGCAGAATGATTTCACGCAAGCGTTGATGATTGGCCAAGGTGCTGACACTATGGCGGATAACCTAAGCAAGCGTATGAAAACATCGTATAGCAACGCTAAACGGCTGGTAGAAACAGAAACAGCACGAGTGCATGAACAGGGATTTCTTGATAGCATGGCTGAACTTGGTGTGGATAAGCTGGAAATACTAGCAACGCTCGACAGTCATACATCGCCTATTTGTAGGCGAATGGATAGAAAGATTGTTAGGAGTGTGGATGCTAAACCTGGCGTTACTGTTCCGCCTTTTCATTGTTATTGCCGTTCTACCACTATTCCTTATATAGAGGGGTTAGAGGGTGAAACACGAACAGGCAGAAATAAAGATGATAAAAGCATCGATGTTGATGGTGCTATCACCTATGAAGAATGGGAAAAACAATATATTAACTAATCAAGCAGCTTAACGGCTGCTTTTTTAATTGCCGTTTTAGTATTGTTAGGCGTAAAACAACAAGACCGTAATTGTGAGGTGTGGCTCACGAAAATAAAGCGAAATGGGTATTTGTATTAAGGGGGTCAATATGACTAAAGACGAATTAATGAAGTTAGGTTTGAGTGAAGAAGTAGCTGACAAAGTGGTTGAAGATTACGGCAAGAATTACGTATCTAAAGACCAATTCAATGCGAAGAATGACAAACTCAAATCGGTAGAGGGGGAATTATCAAAGGTACGAGGAGAAATTGATAACCTTCAAAAAGCTAATGCTAACAACGATGAATTAAAGAAACAAATCGATGCATTGAAAGCCGATTCAGACAAAAGAACCGCTGAATATGAGGCAAAAATCAAAAGCATGGAAATCGATAACATCGTGAATACGGCATTGAGTGGTGTCAAATCTAAGAATAATAAGGCTGTGCGTGCTTTGTTAGATCTAAACGATGCAACAATCGAAAACGGCGAAATTAAAGGGTTAAAAGACCAACTTGATGCGGTCATGAAAGATAATCCTTTTTTGTTTGGCGAAAACACAAAACCAACAGGCACGCCAGCAGGCAATGAGGGCGGTAAGCATGGCACGCCTACGATTACATCCAAGGAATTTGCCAAAATGAACTATGCTGAACGCTCAAAACTTTATGACGAAAATCAAGAACTTTATAACCAATTATCAAAAGGAGAATAAAAATATGAGCAAACAAAAATTCGCATTTGATTTGCAATGCTTTGCAACAGGTACTACTACTTCTAATAATATGATTAAACCGCAAGTTATGGCTGATATGGTGTCCGCTGGCTTGCCTAAAGCAATTAAATTTACACAAATTGCAACATTCGATAACACTTTGGTAGGTCAACCAGGTGAAAGTGTAACAGTACCAGTATGGGGTTATATCGGCGATGCAGTAGACCTTACAGAAGGTACACCAATGGATACAGAACAAATGACTGCGTCTCACGATGATTACAAAATCAAAGAGGCTGGTAAAGCAGTTGAATTGACTGATAAAGCTATCCTCACAGGTTTGGGCGACCCAGTTGGTGCAGCTGCTCAACAGTTGTCTATGGCTATTGCGTCTAAAGTTGATAACGATGTATTGGCTGCATTGAGTGGTGCTACACTCACTTCTACTTCTACAAGTGCAATCTCTTACGATGGCATTGTTGATGCGGTAGCTAAATTTGAAGAAGAACAAGAAGGCGTGGTGAAATATTTATTTATTTCTCCAGCACAAGAAACAACTTTGCGTAAAGACCCTAACTTCATTGATAAAAACAAATATGGCAACGATGTAATGGCTAGTGGTGTAATCGGCAAAGTCGCTGGTTGTAATGTTGTAGTGTCTCGCAAAATCGTAGAAAATGGTGGCAATTTCACTAACTTTATTGTACAAGTTACACCAGAGCCAGAAGACGGTGTTCCAGCATTACCAGCAGTAACAATCTTCATGAAACGTGATGCATTAGTTGAAACTGATCGTGATGTATTGAAACGTACAAACGTAATCACAGTAACTGAACATTATATCGCAGCATTGACTAATAAATCCAAAGTTGTAAAAGCAACATTCAAAAAATAGTAGGTGAAATTATGGGAATGTTATTAAGACGATACCACAAGACGGAAAATCCAACAGTAGAGGAAACTACTAATATGGAAGGATTGGTGAAGAATGCTAGAAAAAATTCTAAATCTGATTCTGATGATAACGAATAAAAGCGTTGATACTGACACATCTATTCTTAAATATCTGATTACTGCAGAAACCCAACGAGTACTGAATATTATCAATTGTGAAACGCTACCGGCTGAACTCGAACATGTAATAGTGCATCGAGTAGTTGGAGCGTATTTACATACAAATATTGTTGCATTGGTTGGTGCTGAAAACTTAGATGTGCCTACACAAATTAAAATGGGTGACACTCAAGTAAGTTTTGGCAGCAAAAGCGCAGAGGATAGATTGAAAGAAATGGCTCAAATATTCGCAAATTATGGAGAGGGTGAGTTGACATGCTTCCGACGGCTGAAATGGTAGAGAAGTACACAAAGCAAATCGAGAAACTTTACGATTGTGAATGTACGATTGAAACTGAAATCGACCAAATGGACGAAGAAACAGGGATAATGGCAAAATCAACAAAAATTGACGGCCCTTACCCTTGTAGATTGTCATATAAAACATCGAATATTGCTAATATGGCTGAAATTCCAAAATTTACGCAGTATACGAGCCTTTTCTGTTCGCCTAATGTAATCATACCAAAAGGCTCTCGAATAGCCGTTACAGGGCGAAATACGAAACAGTTTTTTCGCAGTGCATCAATTTCCGCACGATATGACACACATCAAGAAGTGCAACTCGAAAATTTAGAGGTGCATTGATATGGGTGTTGAAGTTAACCTCAAAGATTTTGCTGATTTTAGGGACGGTTTAATAAAGTTAAGTCAGTCGGGAAATATTCAAGCATTTAATAAAGAGGTGGTTGAAAACATGGCTAGTGTGTATGTCCGTGAAGCAAAGTTGAATACGCCAGTCGGTAAAAGGTCTGTAAAATTCATGCAGCGAGGAAAGATACAGACTAAATACTTTGATAGCGAACATACACGCCAATCATGGAGTGTTGGTAAATATCAATTGAACAATACGAGCGGTAAAGTTGAGGTATTTAACACATCATCGTATGCATCATTCCTTAATGATGGACATAGGCAAGAGGTTGGGAGATTTCTTCCTTGGATAGGTCAATCTAAAGGCGGTGTGATGCAAGGTGGCAGATTGAAAAAACCTTGGGTTGATGGTGCATATATGCATGAGAAAGCTGAAAAGGTGGTCAACAAGAACGCTAAACGTATTATGGAAATTACATTAAAGGAATGGATTAAAAAGCATGGTGGATTCTGATGTATTAACAGCTGTATCTAAAGCCGTACATACGGCACTTAACGTGCCTATATACCTAGAATTCAAAGAGAACAATATGACGTTCCCCTGCGCATATATTAAGGTGATTGAGCCTAGTATGGGCAGACACGTCGGTGATCTTTACAACACTTCTTTGGATTTAGACATCATGTATTATGCCAATAATCTTGATGTGGTTACTGATACGCGAAAACTCATTGATATTCCTAGTGTGCTGTACCAACTGCTTGAATTTGTACAAGTTGGGGAACGTACAATTATGGGTACCGGTATGAAGTACAAGATTTCAGATGGCGTGCTGCACTTCTTCGTGACGTATGAGAACATACTACGGAAAGTGGACAAACCTATCGAGCGTATGAAGCACATGGAATTAACAGAAAGGGTAAAAGATGGCAGATGAAAAAGAAACAGTCGAGGTAACGACTGAACAACAATTTGATGCTTACGCTATCATTGCATCTGACAAATACAGACGGTATTGTGATTTACTCACTTGCCTTCTTAACGAAGATGAAATGTATACGGAAAGCGACATTGATAAGATTTTAAATCAGGCGCTAAAAACGCCTGTGAAAGGTTAGTGAAATATGGCATTAGGTGGTGGCACATTCTTATTCCACAATAAAGTATTGCCAGGTACTTATATTAACTTCGTATCCAAAGACCGAGCATATGCAGAAGTATCTGACCGCGGCTTTGGTGCGATGATGCTCTCCTTTGATTGGGGCCCAAGTGGTGAAGCGTTCCGTGTAGATAACGACACATTCCAAAAGGATTGCCAAAAATACTTTGGTTATGACTATGGTCATGACAAAATGAAAGGCTTACGTGATTTGTTCCGTGGTCTTAAAACTGGTTACTTCTACCGCTTAAACTCTGATGGTGCGCAAGCATCTAGCACAATCGGTAAAGCTAAATATAAGGGAATTCGTGGTAACGATTTGGGCGTATCTGTTCAAGCGGATCCGGACAACACAGGTAAATTCATCGTAACTACTTACCTTACTACTGGTGATGTTCGTAAAGTAGTAGATACTCAAAAGAACTTGAAAGATGCGACAGAATTACAAGATAACGATTACATCGTATTCACTAAAACTGGTGCATTAACTGCTACAGCATACACTGCATTATCCGGTGGTACTAACGGTACTACAATTACTGTTAAGAACTACCAAGACGGCATTGATATGCTTGAGCCTTACTATTTCAATACTTTGGGTTACGCTGGCGCGGACGACACAATTAAGAACTTGCTTATTGCATTTACTAAACGTTGCCGTGAACAAAGTGGCGCTAAATTCCAATTAGTGATTCATGGTAAGACTAAAGTCAACTATGAAGGCGTTATCTCTATCCTTAATGACGTAACCGATGAAGGTGCTGAAAAAGGCTCTTTGGTGTACTGGACATTAGGTCAAGAAGCATCTTGTAATATCAACGCTACAGTAGGCAACATGATTTATGATGGTGAATACACTGTAAACGTTAAGTACAAACAGTTCGAACTCGAACAAGCTATCAAAGACGGCATGTTTATGTTCCACAATGTTACTGACTCCGTTGGCGGTAATATCCAAGGCGACGTTCGTGTATTGAAAGACATCAACACATTTACTGAATTCAGTAAAGCTAAAAACCGCGACTTCTCTCTTAACCAAGTCATTCGTGTATTGGATAACTGGGCAGTTGACGGCGCTAGATTGTTCAATAAAACTCATCTTGATAAATCCCCTAATGACCAAGCTGGTCGTGAATCCTTATGGGGCGATTTGGTATACCTTGCTGAGCAATACCAAAAGGTACGTGCTATCCAAAACTTCGATGATAAGGATATCCCAGTACCTACGCAAGGTGATAACAAGGAAGATGTATTGGTTAACGTACAATTACAGCCAACTGTGGCTATGGAAAAATTGTACATGACTGTTGTAGTAGCCTAGGAGGATAACGCATGGAAAATGAAATTTTAGATGCATTGAAAACGATGGATGCAGCTGACGTTGTTTCTTCTAAATTAGCGTCTTGCTATATCGTAGAGAACGGTAACCGATACTTACTGTTTCAAGCTAAGAAACTTAGCGCAAAAATTAAAAAGAATAAAGAAAAAGTGGCTATTTTGGGCCGTATCGGTGCGGGTAATAAGTCTACCTCCGTAGAATACAGCGGCAGCTTAACGATTTACCACAACACAGCTTTATTCGATAAGATGGTTGAAAAATACTTGAAAACCGGTGTGGATACATACTTTGACATGCAAGTAGTTAACAACGATCCAACTTCTAAAGCTGGTCGCCGTTCTGTAATTCTAAAAGGTGTGAACCTTGATGAATTAACAGCAGCTGAATTCGATGCTGAAGGCAAATACATCGAACAAGAACATAACTTCACTTATGAAGGTGTTAAATATGTTCAACACTTTAATGAATTAGACGGGATGCAAGCCTAGTGCTTGCTCCCTTTTTTTAGGAGGTTTTTATAATGGCTGAAAATTTAAGCGCATTCCTTAAACAAAACGTTGATGTAGTCAATGAAACTGAATACGTAGCATCTAAGCGTATCAAAGTGAATGGTGAGCCAGTAGCATGGAAGATTAAAACGCTAGCTACTGAAGAAACAGAAAGAATGCGTAAGAAATATACTAAGCGTATTACTGACCGCATCACTCGTCAATCTGAAGAACGTTTCGACGCAACTGCATACAATGAAGATGTGCTATCTAAGGCAATCACGTATCCTAATCTTTATGATGCGGAACTTCAAGATAGCTGGGGCGTTAACGAACCGGTTGAGCTAGTAAAAGCAATGCTCACGCCAGGCGAATACGCTGACCTTTTGGCGGCAGTAACAGAAGCCCAAGGCTATGATGTCGGCATGGAAGATAAGGTAAAAGAAGTAAAAAACTCCTAGAATCCAATGAAACAGAAACGATGTTCGCATATTTGGCATTTGTTAAATACCATATGCGACCTTCTGTTTTTGCGGATATGGACATGAATGAAAAGGCTGTAGTAATTGCCTTTATTCAGCAACATGCCAAAGATGAGCAAGATGAAATGAATAAGGCAAAAAGGGGGTAATGAATGGCTACACTTTCTAACTATATAAGCCTCTCTACTAATATTCCTAATGCTATGAACGCAGCCGCAAACGCAACAACTAAAGCCTATCAATCCATGAACACGCTACATAATAAGATGAACGGCGTATCGAGTGCTAGTGAAACGCTAAAAGCTAGCATGGGCGGTATCATGAATAGCTTCGCCGGTAACCTGTTAGCTAGTACAGTAATGAATGGCGTTGGCGCTATAAAAGGTGCTATCGAATCGATTCAAGATACTGCTACAGAATGGGCACAGGTGCAAGCTCGCCTTAAATTGGTAGCCGGAAGCCAGGAAAATGCTATTTATCTGAACAAGCAGATATTTGAATCCGCACAGCGTGCAAGGGGTGGATATTTGGAAATGGCGGACGCTGTAATCCAGGTATCTCAATCCGCACACGACGCGTTCCCAGACCCAAGAAAAGCCGTAGAATTCATGGAAGGTATCCAAAAGGTATTCGCTATTGGCGGTGCATCGAAAGAAGCACAAAAGAACGCCATGCTTCAGTTAACGCAAGGTTTGGCCAGTGGACAATTACAAGGTGACGAATTCAGGTCTATTGCTGAAAACGCGCCTATGATTGAAAACATCATTGCTAAATCAATGGGCGTATCTCGTGGCGAACTTAAGAAGCTAGCATCGGAAGGCAAGATTACTGCTGAAGTAATTAAAAACGCTATTATGAATAACTTGCCTGAGATTGAAAAGCAGTTTGAATCGCTTCCTAAAACTTGGGGTGATCATATGCAGTCGATTAAGAATAAAGCTATTCGGGCGTTCGAGCCTGTGTTTCAACGAATATCCGACCTTGCTAATAGTGAGGGTGTCCGTGAGTTAGTGGATAACGTAACGGGAGCTATCCAAACAGTAGCGCCGGTATTCTATTGGCTCGTAGGCGTTATCGGTGAAACGATTAATACCGCAGTATGGGCCTTTAACACGTTATCTAACTTTGTTAGACAACACTCGTCTATCATGTATACAGCAATGATAATACTGGGTGGTGTTATGGCGTACTACGCAGTCCAAGCCGGTATAGCAGCCGGAAGAACGATTCTCGCTGCAGGTGCTATGGCGATTAAGGCTGTAGCAGACTGGGCTGAAACTGCTGCCCTTTTGGCAATGATTGTAGCTCAAGAAGGCTTGAACGCTGCATTATATGCGTGTCCGTTAACATGGGTAATCGGCTTGATTGTTGCAGTTATAGTCATAATCTACTTAGCTGTAGAAGCTATTAACTATTTCTGTGAAGCGAATATTAGCGTACTAGGAATCGTAGTAGGTGCTTTTTGGGCGTTCGGTTCTGCTATTTTCAATGTGTTCGCATTGGGCTGGAACATCATCGCAGCATTTGTTAATTTCTTGGCCAACGTATTTAAAGACCCATTACATGCAGTCGCTAACTTGTTTATCGATATATGGAATGGTATTTGGCAATTCGTGAAAGCTAGAATTAACGATATTATCGATGCGATTAATAAAATTCCTGGAGTAAATATCGATAAAGTAGGCGGGTCTACTGGTGTACTGGAACGATTTGAGATTGCCGGCGGTGAAACTACTGTCATGGGCAAGATGGATTATTCTAGCGTTACAGGAGCTTTCGGCGAAGGCTATAACATTGGGTCTAACCTTAGCCTTGGTGATTTGATGCCTAGCATGCCTGGTGTTAAAACTCCTCAAGAGTTCGACGCTAGCAAAATTACTCCAGGTGCTGATCATGATGCGGCCGATAAGACTAAGAAAAATACAGGTAAGACTGCCAAGAACACAGGCAAGATTGCCAAGTCTATCGACATGACAAATGAGGAAATCAAGGCACTTCGTGAAAGTGCTATCGATAAGTCCTTGAAGAGATGGCAAGATGCGAATGTAATTCACATCCAAATGAATAACGATGTGGAAATCAATAACGGCACTGACCTAGATGGCTTTACAAGTCAAATCTCGAAAGGCTTGAAAGATGCATTTGCAATTCAAAGGGAGGGAATCTAAATGTATTACTTCTATATGGGGACGATGCAGATACCGATTCCCCCTAAAGAATTAACCACTACTATCAATGGCAAGAACGAAACAATGGAACTATTGGGGAAAGGCGAAGTTAACGTTATTAAGCCTGCAGGGCTTACTGACATTGCTTTTAAATTCTTGTTGCCTAACTCTGATTATCCATTTAATGAGTCCTTGCTCTTTAAGTCTAAGAAGGCTAAGTACTACATCGATGAACTCGAAAAACTCAAAACTACAAAGACGATCTTCCAATTTATCGTAGTTCGAATGAAACCGGGCGGACAGATGCTAGCCATGACTAACATGAAGTGTACGCTTGAAAACTACGTCATAGAAGAAGATGCAGATAACGGCTTTGACTCGTATGCTAGCGTTACATTGAAACAGTGGAAGCCTTGGGGTGCTAAACGAATTGAAGTGAAGACCGATAAGGATGGCACTGCAAAAGGTAGCGTTAAGTCGGACAGACCTACGGATGGTAAGGTGGCCGCATCAACTGCCAAAGTCTCCAAAGGGCAGACTTTACAACAAATCGTTAAGAAGCAGCTAGGCAATACGGATAACCTATTCCAAATTGCTGCACTTAACAAAATCGCTGTTCCTGCTATCTTGGGGGTTGGCCAAATCGTCCAGCTTAAACGAGAGGGTAATAACGAATGGCTATAGATGAAAAGAAAACGGTCGAAAAATCTCAAATTAATGGCACTATCATTCCGTTACCCATGCCTACGCAACTACACTATGAGCTAACCATCAGAAACAAAAGCACTGGTGATTTATGGCTCATAGAACCTGAAGACGGCGTACAAATTACGAGAGCAGTTGACTGTGTTCCAAGTAAGATGACTTTCAAAGTGCCTAAAGACCCTAACCTAAGTTTTGAAGAAGGTGATACAGTTAAGTTCACTTTAAACGGAGGAGCGGTGTTCTTTGGGTATGTCTTTGAAAAGCAACGAGACGGCAAGAACTCTATATCAGTTACTTGCTATGATCAGATACGCTATCTCAAGAATAAAGACTGCTATGTTATCGGAGCTATGACTGCGACTGAGTTCATTAAAATGGTAGCCGATGACTTTGGATTGAAATGTGGTTATATGGACGACACCGTATGGAAAACTCCGGAGAAACCGCAAACCATATTCAAAGATAAGTCACTGCAAGAAATGATATGTCAACTACTCGATAAAACGGCCATATACACGCCTAATCATGCGTTCTATCATTTGTACGATGATGCGGGCGAGTTAAGGCTGGCATCGTTTGAGACTATGAAGACAGATATTTACATTGATGATGAGTGTATGGAAGACGTGCAGTACACAACTTCCATAGATAAAGAAACATACAACTATGTAAAAATCGTCCGTACAGTTCCAAACGGCGCATCAAGTAAGTTGGAAAACACATTCATAGCTAAGGACGATAAGAACATCGAGAAATGGGGCAGATTACAGTATCTGCTCATCCCTAAAGAAAAGGACATCAACGCAGTAGCGCAAGCCAAGGCAATCATGGCTCACAAAAATAAGAAAAGCCGTGAGATTAAGTTGAAAAATGTTATAGGTGATGTGCGTGTACGCGGTGGATCCTTGGTGTACATCAATCGAAACTTTGGCGATATGATTGTTAATAATTACATGATGGTAACATCTGTTACTCATACGTTTAAAACAGGATTTCACGGAATGGATTTAGATTTACGATACGTTGATAATGACGCAGCTTATGAAGTTGCAAAAGACGAAGATGCTGAAGCGGTTAAGAAGATTGAAGCTGCTAAGAAAACCAAAAGTACTGCAGTCGCTACTGGGGCAGGCGGTACAGCAGGTCAAGTCGATACCGCATTCAGCGCTAATGACGGCCGAGTATCTCAGTATGGTAGCCAAGGCTGCGCTGACACGGTATGCGCTACCGGGTCCTGGTACAATTCGGATTTGAAAGATGAGTACAACAAAGGCACGGCAAGGGTTGATACACTTCGTCAAAATCTCGAGGCTAAAGGCTATATAACGGAACAATTCAACGGGTACGCTAATAAAGGCGACTTGTTGATTTATGGTAATGATGAACACGTTGTTATTGCCGATGGTGCAGGCGGGTGCTTTGGTAACTCATCTAAGCGTGGCTATGCTATGAAATATGGCAACGCAAATTATGCATGGCATAATGACGAGGCGCCAACTAAGATTATTCGAATGGGGACTAAATAATGGATAGCGAATACATGAAAATCGTTAATACGATTAAAGAAATAGCGAGCACCGTTATATCAAATGGCGAACCTATGGAGGTAATCGTCGGCGAAGTTGTCAGTGTATCTCCGTTAGCTATTAAGATTGACCCTAAATTAACTGTACCAGAAGAGAATATTATTCTTACCAAAAATACCTGCGAATGGACTATGGAGATGAGCGTTGATCATATTACAGAAAACCGAGCGGGTGGCGGCGGTATGGCTGAATTTGCAAGCCATAACCATGACTACGTAGGACGTAAGAAGTATCTCGTTCATAACCAATTAGTAATGGGCGACAAAGTCATTATGTTGAAGGAAACAGGCGGACAGCGTTACATAGCGTTAGACCGTTGGTATAACCCGAACAGGGGGTGCACGACTAAGTAATGGCAGATAATTTACTATTACCAAAACAAAATAACGATGCGCTTATTCCTGACACAGTGAATTACATTGAACCGTCGCACACGTATGATGTTGATTTTAGAACGGATAGCCAAATTAGGGGCTATGCAGATAAGTTGCGAGCTATGGAGCAAGCAATTTATAAAATCATCAATACGGAACGTTATCAATATATCATTTACAGTTGGAATTACGGCATCGAACTACAAGACTTATTCGGCCAGCCAATTCCGTATGTGTACGCTGAGTTACAGCGACGCATAGAAGAGGCTTTACTGAATGACGATAGAATAACTAAAGTATACAACTTTGATTTTAGCCACGAAGGTGGTGACGTCATGGTTGAATTTGATGTAGATACCATCTACGGTACGCTACAAAAAATCAAGAAAGGGGTGAAAGGTATTGTATGAGCATATGACGGCCAATCGAATTGAAAAACGAATGCTCGATAGAGTTAAAGATGAATTCGATCGGCGCGAAGGTAGTGTTATATACGATGCTACAGCTCCAGCAAGTGTTGAGTTTGCAGAACTCTACATCCTGGCAGATGTTATTTTGAAACAAGCGTTTGCGACTACGGCAGACCGTGAATTCTTGATACTTCGTGCAGCAGAGTTCAATATTTACCCGGAACCAGCCACACAAGGCGAATTTGAAGCCCAGTTCAATATGGAAGTACCGATTGGCTCCAGGTTTAACTACAACGAATACAACTTTGTTGTAACAGAGTTAATCGACGACACGGAACATAAGTACAAGCTCAAATGTGAACAGTACGGACGCACTCCTAATGCGACAACAGGTGATATTACGCCAATACAAGGTATTAATGGTCTTACCTCCGCTAAGATATTGAAGAATATCACACCTGGTGAAGATGAAGAAGACACGGAAGTATTCCGTAAACGGTACTTTAATGCTTTGAAATCAAAAGCTTATGGTGGCAATGGTGCTGATTACAAAGAAAAGGTATTAGCTATCCCTGGTGTAGGTGGTGTTAAAGTATACCGTTGCTGGAATGGTGGCGGTACAGTTAAGTTAGTCGTCATAAATAGTGACTACAAGCCGGCGGCAGATGAACTGATTAAGGAAGTAGAGAACGTTATAGACCCTGCGCCGAAAGGCAAAGGCTACGGACTCGCTCCTATTGGCCATACTGTAACAATCGAAAAGGCTGAGCCAGTTACAGTCAACTACCGAATTGAAGTAACTATGATGAGCGGGCACAATATTAACGAAATCCAAACCCTTGCAGAAAATACTATCAAGCAACGATTACTATTACGTGCTAAGGAATGGTGTAATCAAGACGAGAAGGAACATGTTATTCTTCGGACTAGCTTGGTAACGGCTTTAATGGTTGAGCTACCTAATGTTCTTGATGTTGGCAGGATTACTATAAACGGGGCATCCCTATCAAAACTAGAATTAAAGGATAATCAAATCCCAGTATTAGGGACGATTACTTTGGTGGCAGTATGATTACAGATTTCGGCATTTTTAAGCGAGATATAGATATCTCACAATTCGCCGTTCCGTTAACTCGAGATTCTCGGGATATCCAAGAAGTGTATCGAGTGGAATCGGCTGAACTACAACTACTATGGGATATTATGTTAGATATCTTTAAGGAGGAATACATATATACCGCTACAGATTACGGTCTCGCTGCTTGGGAGCAAATATTAGGTATTAATCCTCCTGATTTGACAAATACAGAAGGGCGCAGAAGCGAAATACTATCGGTATTAATAGGGCAGCGCCCTTTTACTATGCCTAAAGTGCAAGAAATGCTCAATTTTAAATTCGGTAATCACGTAGTAGAGCACTCTGTTGTACCTGATAGGTATGAGTACTGGCTAGACGTAGTAGATGGCTTTGAGACACAATTAAACAATATTATTGAGTATGTCGAGCCTTTAATTCCTAAGAACTTAATCATCAAAACTAAAAGCACTACTCAATTTAATGGCGAAATATATATCGGTGCTACCTCCGATATATATGAGTCATTTCATGTCGGGGCAGCATTAGATGAATTTGATTTCAAGGCAAACTCAGAAATTAATATAGGTATGAATTTCGATGTATTCGAAACAATTAAAGTATAAGGAGATTATATGGCTTCAATTTATCCAAATACACGATTAACCAATTATGGACGTGAGTTAATTGCACGATCACAAGCAACAGGCAAGAAGTTGCAATACATTAAACTGGTTACGGGCGACGGTCAGCTTAATAATCAGAATATCGATACTATGACCTCTGTAATAGCTCCAAAATTGGAGTGCCCGTTTACCTCTAACGGTGAATTCGTAGGAGATGGTCAATTTAGAATTGAATTTGCGGTAGGCAATAGCACGGTAACTAATGGATTCTTTGCTAGAGAATTAGGCGTATATGCTAATTTAGAAGGAGAATCTGATTCCGCTGCTAAATTAATTGCATATAGTAACGGCGGCAACTACGCATCCTATATTCCGTCCAAGGAGACACCAATCAATTCTAAAGCATTCTCCTTAGATGTTGTAATTGGCAATTCTACAAATGTAACTGTTAAGAAGATTGACGCGGCATATCTTACAAGAGGCGCGCTAGATGCTCATAACCGTGACACGAGCGCACACACTCCTATCACAGACCAAATTAAAGCAATCCTTGGTAGTGCTAACTGGAAAGACTCACCGGCAAGTACGCTTGTTACAATTAAAAACTTATTAGGACAAGGCGCTATCGTAGCATCTAAGCTTGATCGTAATAATGGATATGTGAAATTTGCCAACGGCTTTATTATCCAATGGGGTTTAACTTG